GCATTACTATTCTGTGAACGCCGACATTCACTCGGCGTAATGTGCATTGCTTGTTGAATTGATGGCATGACAATGTTGGCGTTTGTCCACGGGTATTGCCCGCTTGGAATTGACAGCCAACGCTTTATGTTCCCCTGCAATTTCATGTGTAATTTCCTCCAAATACTAACCCAACCGTCGTTAGGGTTCTCCGATTAATTTCAAATTGGTATGTGATAACGTACACAAAATTATCTTTCTTCATTAGTCAACAATTACTTATTGGAACTTATGACCCCAGCTTTGATGAGACGTTTGACATAGTTGCGGGTGCTAGACGCATGCCATATTGGGTTCTCTAGCATGTCAGGGTCAGCCGCTTTACGTGGCGTCAAGATACCGATTTTGTTGAGTTCTGACGCCATCTCGCGGTAGGACATGTTTTGCTTTACGAATGCTTTGAACAGGTTTTCTAACTGCGTGGCATAGACCAAGGCTTTCTTGGCATTTGCGGCATTCCCCGCCAAGCTGGCTTGTGTTGTATCGGTTGCGCCTAGCTTATTTATTGTGCGACCCGCCTTGGTAACATAGCTGCCCTTCTCTGCAATCTCAGCTTGGATGCGGGCCAGTGACATTTTGGTACGTGCTTTGATATCGGTACGTTCCATGTCAGCAACAGCGGCCAGCAAGCCGACCGTCTTGTGGTCTAGCAGCGGGTTATCAACAGCAACGAACTGTACCTTGCCGGTGCTGACTTGCTGGTCAAGGAAGCGTAAGCCTTCCCATGTTTTGCGTGACAAGCGGCTAACAGAGTACACCACCATAGTCGCACCGTGCTTGCGGGCGTAGTTGATGCAGTCCTGCAAACCTTTGCGATTATGCCACGGCGTACCGGCAGAGCATTCGTCTTCAAACCATTCAACCGTGAAGTCACCGCCATTGAGGTAAGCCTTGATTGCGGCCCGCTGGTTCTCATTGTCCTGCTTGTCAGTAGACACACGCACATAGGCCGCGAACTTGCCAGTGTGCATGGCACCGTGGTCGCTGCGTGTCTGGATAAGGCCGGTCATTGTGTCATTACCTTTTCAACGTGTGTAATTAGCGCGTCAATATCGTCATACTGCCATTCTTCTGTGTGTTCGCCGTCCTCATCAAGTTCACCAAACATAAATTGTTTAATAGCTTTGTCTTTGCGCCATTGCGGAAATTCAGACTTGGCGGGGTCTTTGTAATCAACCCGAATAACTAGCGAAAACCCATTGCCGCAATCCATTGACATAGATGGCATTGCATCATTGTGCCAAGATAAATCTTTAAAGCCGTGTGGGGCGACAGCGTTTAAGATTTTGTCAAATGCAGCGCCATTGTCGAAGTCTGCAAACTCAGTTTTATATTGTGCCATCTGTCTCTCCCAAATTAATTTGAGCACTCACGTTTTGCTCACCTAGACAGACATATAGCAACGCGCTACACATTGTACAAGTATTAATTGTTACGATAGTTAAGGATGTACAAATGAGCGATAAAGCAGTCATACATTTAAGGGTCAGCAAGGAACTGCGAGATGAGTTGGAGATGACCGCCACCCTGCAAAGACGCAGCATGACCTTCGTGGCAAACGACCTGTTACGTGCTGGCCTAGACCGTCTTAACAAAGACGTTGATGCCGACATGCTGAACCTGGTCAAGATGGCTAGAAACATTGCCTAGCAAGTTTGGCAACAAAAAGGTCGAGTTCGGCGGCTACAAGTTCGACAGCCTTGCTGAAGCTAAACACTATTGGCACACGCTTAAGCCTCGCCTTGATGCCGGTGAAATCACGCACCTAGAAATGCAAACCTCGTTTCAAATTGAAATCAAGGGCAAGAAGATATGCAAATACAAAGCCGATTTTCAGTATTTCGATTGCAAAGTAATTGGCCCAGACGGTCAGACCGGGGCGCTGGTGGTCGAGGATGTCAAAGGTGTACGCACTGCAATCTATCGCCTCAAGAAAAAGCTGGTCGAGGCACAGTTCACCGGCACCAAGATTATAGAGGTGCCAGCAAGCAAGTACCGCTCAGTCAAGTTCGCACTGCCTGAGTAATATGGAGTATTGGTGCGAGATGACAGCGAGACACCGGCGTGAGCGTCTAGAACTCGTTCAATCACTGGCCCCAAGCTACTGCATCAAAGACGCCGCCAAGATACTCGACGTTCCAGAGCCAAACCTTAGACGATACGCCAACTACTACAACATCACGTTCCAAAAAAAGCAGTACGAAAGGGAGACACATGACCTTGAACCCGTTTGCAGGAGCGCCAAGACAAGGCGAGAACGAAGAACAATTTGGCCTGAGAATGCTTGAGCATGAGCGCCGGGACGCCAAGACAACAACGCCCCGTGGTACGTTCTATCCTGACATGATGACAAAGCGCATCACCTTGCGCGAACCCTTGCCCTGCGATGCCCGCACTTATTTGAAGAAGTTAAGCGGACAACAAAAAGAAATCATCAGCTTCCTCACGAACAAAGGACCGGCAACAGTCACCGCCGTAAGCCAGGGCACCGGCATGAACGCCAACTCAGTAGCAGCCAACATGTCAGCCCTCGCCAACGTCAACCTCATTGTAAAGCTGCACACCATCCGCAAGAACGGTAAGAACGTGGCCGCTGGCAGACGTGATTGCTGGGTGTACGGCGCAGCATCAGCGCGAAAAGGGGTCTAGTCATGGCACCAACGTACAATTACGAAATGTCACCTATGGAACGGTTCAATCATCAGCGCAAACTGGGCGAAGAGTTCGAACGCAAAGTCATCAAACTGCTAAAGAAAGCAGGACACGAAGCATGGAAGCGCAAAGACCATGACTATGACCTGACGGTCGTTCTAGATGTCCCGCTCTATGGCGCTCACCGCATTAAGGCAGAATGTAAAATGGACTTCGCCGCCAGCGGATCCGGCAACCTGGCACTGGAAACACAAAGCCAAGGCAAGCCGTCAGGCATTCACCCTGCAGGGCCAAACCCTGAACTATGGATACACGGCGTGGGCGATGAAGTCTGGCTGATGAAGACCAGCGCCATCCAAGCACTTTGCGACACACACGCCACAAGCTGGGGAGGTCGGCACGTCCCGGTCGGTGACAAGAAAACAGGTGCCAAGGCAATCCTGATGCCCATCACAGTGGCCAGAAAAGCTGTAGGCGGGGCATGGGTGAAGCTATGAGCAGCGCCACAAACGAAGCCATGAAGATATGCCAGGAATGCGGGGGCACCGGGACCATACTGATAGAACTGTATCACCGGCAGTCTTTTGATGTGGATAGCGGATACATAGAGGAGCGTGTCGAGACCTGTACAGATTGCCTGGGAAGTGGTGAGCGCCTGACAGATGAGGATGACGAGGACGATGCGTAAGTCAGCACTCAGCCCAGACCCAATAAGGGATGCGCCAGACGGCCACGGTGAATACCAAGCACCCGGTCCATTCTGTCTCATACCGCCCAGAGCAACAGTGGATACACGCTTGCACAAATACCCCAGCACGTTCAGCGTCCTCGCCTTCTGTTGCAGCTACGCCAAAGCACACACCGGCATCTTCTACATGAACCAACTGACCGTAGCACAAGCACTCAATATATCTCAGCCAGCTATCGCAAAGCACATGAAGAAACTGCTCGAATACGGATACATTCAAAAGATACGCAAAGAGGACAACCGCAAAGCATGGGGCAAAAGAGGTGCCGTATGGCGCGTTATCTATGACCCCAGAATGACACTCAAAGATGTCATCAACAGCACACCAAAGACCGAAGAAGAACTCACAAAAGAGGCACAAGATACAATGGCAGTGGCCAACCGAGGAGCCAAAGGACAGCTCACAAAGCAGCGCTCTAAGCCTGTGGATAACTCTGATGAATTATTACCCCCAGGTTATAAATCCGTAAATGGTGATGACCCCAATTATAACCCCCAGGTTATACGAAAATATAACCCGCAGGTTATGCTTAACTACAATATAGAACTAGAAGATAAGAATAGTACAAATGGTTTTGTTGAAGAAAAGAAAAAAAGCAAGTCTCACATGCCCACGCGCGCGCAAGGCAGTCATCAGCCTGAACGTGCATGTCGCGCCATCTGTGCAGCTTATGGTGTAGTGTTCCAAGAGGCCACTGGGATACGCTGGCAGTACGATGACCGGCAGGTATCGATAGCAGCCGCAGTGCTGAACATGGGATACACCGAGGACACGTTCATTGCAGACGCCACGGCAACAGCCGCATGGTTCATAGGTCAGGACAAGAAGCCACCTGTATCGCTTGCATGGTTCACTCGTAAGGCTGAGAACAAGGCAGGACACAAGACACCAGGGCCTGACATCGGTGCCATCCTCGGCAAGGTCACGGGTGCTGCAAGATGGTAGTGTACAAACATCAATCGTTCCATTGGTATCTGTACAGGTCCACATTCCTGTGGTTTCTGGGGGTTAATAACGCCACGTTTGCCGCTGGTCCAGACCCACCGTTTTATACGGCGCGTGTGCGAGTGCGGGCCGCGCCAAAAATCGGGCCTTGGGGGGGGTGCCCCCCCGTCACGTATAGGGGGGGTCCTCCCGAAATATTTTCCCATTTTCCACTGAAAGGAAATTCTATGAGTAAGCGATACCGAGTTGTACAGGCCAAGGACATTCCTGGTCGAGACAAGCCCATGTGGCTGAGAATAGGCACTGCGTTTGAGAAGGAGGGCAAGATGCGGATTAAGCTGGACGTATCCCCATTGCCGAATAAGGACAGCGAGGTTTGGCTGAGTTTATTTGAGGACGATGGCCAGGGCGCTGGTGCTGCTGTTGCTGCGGGTGGTGGAGCCACTGGTGCGTTTTCTGCGCCTATTGGTGAGGCGGCGGCTGCACCGAGGTCTGACCTAGACCAAGATGCCATCCCGTTCTGATGGCTGAGAAACCAAAGAGGCGGGGGCGTACTGGTCCTCGCCCGCCACAGATGGCGATGGGTGCAATTACCAAGCGGTTGCGTGGCAGTTCCATCATTTACGACCACCGCGATGAATTGGCCTTGGAGTTATTGGGTTTGGCCTCTGCGAAACTGACTGATGTTGTTTCGTGGGATGAGGACGGCAAGGCGCGGATCCGTGCGTTCAAGGATGTGCCGGAGCATGTGAAGGCGGCGATTAAGAAAGTGAAAATCACGCCGACTGCAAATGGTGACATCATGGAGTTTGAGATGGTCGATAAGGTCAGGGTCTTACAGATGTTGGCCAAGAGTGCTGGTCTGCTTGATAGCGAGAAGGTGGTGGATAAGCCGTCTGTAATTTCGATTGATATGATTATGCCGGAGGAGCCGGGGAAGGATAAGGAAGATGAGTGACTTTAATTTAAAAGTGACGGTTCGCAACGCTCGTTTGTTAGATGCCATACGGGAGGTTTATGGGAGTGCTGCTGAACTAAGCCGCCAAATGGGTGAGTCGCAAAGCGCGGTTGGTAATTTAGTAACAATGAGAACTAAGCCTTACAACGCTAAAGGCTGGACGCGATTGGCTCAAGATGTTTCTGCAATGCTTTCAAAGCGTCCTGAAGACTTGTGGCCTGAGCATTTGCGTGAAGTTCAATTGCAGAAGTCATCTGCTGAAATGGTCCTTAATTTGGATGCGATGCGGAATCTTTCGGTTGAAACGTCTGATGAGGTTCGCCTTTCGCAAGTTAAAGTTTTAAGCCAATTTACAAGCGAGTTAACGCCCAAACAGCAATATATAATAACCTCAAGGTATTTTGCTAATGCAACTCACCGCGAAATAGCAACGCATTTAGATATTTCCGCGCCACGAGTAATGCAGCTTGAAAGAATAGCTTTAAAGAAAATGCGGAAGGTGGCTGTTGATAGTGGCTATCTTCGCCGGTCTACAGCGCCTGAACATTGGCATAGTTTTTACCACGAAGGCTACGGTTTAAAAGAGCAAGCGTTTGAAATTTTGAGCAAATGAGGTTGCTATGACCCAATACAAAAGCAGACGAGCGGCCCGCAAGGCTTGGGAAAAGGCTATTAAAAAAGAAACGGGAGGCAAGAAAGAACTTTTTCATGTTGAGATAAGCCACGACGAATATTGTGGAGTGTTCCAACAGGCAGAATGCAACTGCAACCCTTATAGGCGTTTGTTCAATGCAAGCGGCAAATTGATTATTGAGGTGAGAGGCGTTGGATTTTATGACCCCTTTGAAGTTACGGGGGTGAGCAATGGTTAAGCCAGTAGCCGGATTAAAGTTGAACTTCAGTTCCTCGCCCACTGTGGCGAGGTTCTTTAAGTCTGATGCGTTTGTGCGAGGAATTATGGGGCCGGTTGGCAGTGGCAAATCGTACGCTTGTTGCGCCGAGATATTCCGGCGGGCTGTTGCTCAGAAGGCTAGTCCCAGGGACGGCATCAAGTACAGCCGCTGGGCGATTGTCCGCAACACGCATCCGATGTTGAAGACCACGACCTTGAAGACTTGGTTGGAGTTGTTGCCGGAGGATACTTTTGGGCCGGTTAAGCATAGCCCGCCTATCACGCATCACATCAAGTTGCCGTCTAGGGAGGGTGCCGCTGGCATTGATATGGAAGTTATCTTCTTGGCGTTGGATGACCCGAAAGATGTTCGTAAACTTCTCAGCTTGGAGCTTACTGGGGCGTGGGTGAATGAGTGCCGTGAATTACCGAAATCGATTGTGGATGGCCTGACGCATAGGGTTGGGCGCTTTCCGACAAAGGCTGACGGCGGTGCGACCTGGCGGGGCGTAATACTAGATACGAACCCGATGGACAGCGACCATTGGTATTATCATCTGGGCGAGAAAGAAAAGCCTGGGGGCAAGTTTCGCTGGGACTTTTTCAAGCAGCCGGGTGGCGTGATTGAGGTGCCGCTAGAGGAACTGCCGGAAAGTATGCCAGAGGCGCAGGGTTTTATGTTCCAAGCGGGCAAGTGGTGGCGGACTAATTCCAAGGCTGAGAACTTGGGCAACTTGCCTGACGGGTACTATGAACAGCTTTTAGGCGGAAAAAGATTGGATTGGATTCAGTGCTATGCTGAGGGCAAGTACACGTTTGTGCAGGAAGGGCGGGCCGTTTGGCCTGAGTTCAATGATAACTTGATGACCGCTGACTTGGAGCCTGACCCGTCCCTGCCGATACATGTGGGCTTGGACTTTGGTTTAACTCCGGCGGCGGTGTTTGCTCAGAGATTGAAGAATGGCCGGTGGCATGTGTTGCACGAATTGGTCACGTTTGAGATGGGCCTAGAACGGTTTTGTTCTAGCCTCAAGGCTGACCTGTCTTCTCGGTTTCCTGGCTACAGCACCTTGGTGTGGGGTGACCCGGCGGGAATGCAGCGCGACCAGATATTTGAGACCACCAGCTTTGACCATCTCAAGACGCACGGCATCTTGGCCCAGCCTACAGCGACCAATGATTTCAAGACGAGGCGCGAGGCCTTGGCCATGCCGATGGGTAGGCTGATTGATGGCAAGCCGGGGTTCTTGGTTGATAGAAAGTGCATACGGGTTCGCAAGTCTCTGGGCGGCGGGTATCACTTCCGGCGGGTCAGCATTGGCGCGGGGCAAGAGCGGTTTCGGGACGCTCCAAACAAAAATGAGCATTCACACGTTGGCGATGCGGCGGGGTATTGTCTCTTGGGTTCTGAGCATAAAATCATGACGAAACGCCCAATGCCGACCGGCGGGTCGTTCAAACAAGCAAAGGTGTTGGACTTTGACGTTTTCAATAGCTGAACTGAATGAAGTAATGCGGATGCAACGGGATAACCGTGTGGTCCGCTGGTATCCGCACCACTTGGACATGTGCGAACTGAACGAGTTTGACGCCGCCAATATTGAACTGTTTGCGGACTACAAGCAGTACTTGGAGACCTACGCGAACGCTGGCTTGGCGTTCTCTGTCTTGGACCGTGATGGTATCTCTGCCATGTTTGGCGTTTGGCAACTTTGGCCGGGTGTTTGCGAGGCTTGGCTAATCCCTAGCGCGGACATTGGGCGCAAGGTTGTGGCCCTTCACAGGGGTTCATTGGCCTTTTTTAACCACGTTTCCAAGCGAATGAAGATAAAAAGGCTGCAATTCAGTGTACACTCAGCAAATGCTACCGCTTGTATATGGGCAGAACGCTGTTATTTTCAGCGCGAAGGCGTGATGCGGTCCTATGGGCCGGACGGTGCCGACTACTACATGTACGGGAGATTGTTTCATGGGCGGTTTATTCAGTAGCAGAACGCCAGCACCACCACCGCCACCGTCTCCGGTTGAGACCGAAACTGAGCAACGAGTAAAGCGACAAGAAGAAACAGCCGACCGTCAGGAAAAAACTGAACAGAAGAAAATACAGGCTCGTCGACGGTCCAAGAGTAGCGGCGGTCGGCGTATGCTGATGGCCCAAGGCGTGGCACCCGGTGATGCCGGACCCGGTCGGCAAGTTCTCTCCCGCATTCTTGGCGCTGGCCGGAACCCGCGAGGGTGACGATGAAAACCTACCGAAGAAACCCCAAGCACACAAAGGTGAAAGACGATGTACGGTCAAAAAAAGCCGCCCAAAAAGCCGACAAAGAAGGTAAAAAAGGGTAAGTAATGGTACTCTCGGTTGAGGACATCAAGAAGCGGTACGCTCGTTGCAATAGCCACAAGGAAGAGTGGCGCAGCATCTACGAAGAGGCTTACGAGTTCGCTTTGCCGATGCGTAATCTGTACGATGGCTATGCTGAAAGCGGCACACCTGGGCAAAACAAAATGCGCCGTGTCTTTGACTCAACCGCCATTCACTCAACCGCCCGCTTTGCGAACCGTATTCAGTCTTCGCTGTTTCCCCCGCAACGTCCTTGGTGCCGTTTGCAGCCGGGCAATGACATTCCCGAAGAGCAAAAGATTGAGGCCCAGCAAGTCTTGGATTTTTACACCGAAAAAATGTTTGCCGTGATGATGCAATCAGGCTTTGACCTGGCTATGGGCGAGTTCTTGCTGGACCTCGCAATCGGCACCTCGGTGATGCTGATACAGCCCGGTGATACTCTGACGCCGATACGCTACACGGCTATTCCGGCGTACCATATTTGCTTTGACGAAGGCCCCAATGGGGTGCCTGACACGGTCTATCGCAAGCTAAACCGCCCTTTCAATGTGATACAACGCGAGTGGCCTGACGCTAACATTCCGCAACGAATGATTGACGATGCCAAAGAAGACCCGACAAAGAAGGTTGGCTTGATTGAGGCCACGTACACCATCGATGGCCAGATGTACTATTGCCTCGTCACTGCCGAGGGCGATGACAAGCTGGTGCATCGTGACCTCAAATCATGGCCGTGGGTGATTTCCAGATACATGAAGGCGTCAAATGAGCGGTATGGAAGAGGACCCGTACTCTATGCCTTGGCAGATATTCGCACACTTAATAAGGTAGTAGAACTCACCTTAAAGAATGCGTCCATCTCTATCGGCGGCGTGTTTACTGCCGTGGATGACGGGGTGCTTAATCCGCAAACAATCTCCATTGTGCCGGGTGCGGTCATTGGCGTGTCTAGCAACGGTGGGCCACGCGGTCCCAGCCTGACGCCCCTACCCCGTTCCGGTGACGCGAACTTGTCCCAGATTGTGGCCAATGACCTACGCACCAACATCAAGAAAGCGTTGTTGGACGAGAGCCTGACGCCTGAGAATATGAGCGCCAGGTCGGCCACAGAAATCAACGCAAAACTGTCTGA